CAGATGCAATGGATGCCGTACGAGATAGCGGGCGAGAGCTTGGTGTAAGTATGGCTGACAGAGAAAAAATAGCTGAGAGTGTATATTCAGCTTACGTAGATTTATTCCCCAACAACTCTCTAATAAAAAGCTTAACGTCAAGAAAGGGTGTGCTAGGCCCGTCAGAAGATATAGTGCGTATATATGGCGACACTATGGTGAGAGCTACACGTAAGATAGCAGATGTAGAATATAACGGCAGGATACAGGCAGCTTTTAACGACGTGCGTAGAGAAGCCGCTGATGAAAGTAACAGGACAGACAGAACTGATAAAGACTTCACTCCAGAAACCATACAAGCGGTAGCCAAAAACATATCTTCCAGAGAAGAAAAAACTCTGAATCCTAGTTTTGGTTGGTTAACTACGTTGTTAACCTCGGGCAGTTATACATGGTTCATGGCAGGTAACATATCTTCTTCATTAGTAAACTTGAGTTCTGTTCCTCTACTTACTTTCCCTATTCTTTCAGGTAGGTTTGGTGGAGTAAAAACAGCAGCAGCGTTAGCAAACGCAGGGAAAGTTGCTGTAAATGAAGATTGGGGTACAGACCCCAAATACAAAGTTCTGTATGACAAATTAAGCAAACATGCACAATTGCGACACACTCTGGAAAGGGAAGTGCTAGAGGGTGCTAGAAAAGATACAGCCTCTTATAACACTATTACAGCTAGGGTACAGAGTGTTCTTGCCGTACCGCTGTCTTTTACAGAAAGACTTAATCGTCAGACCACTGGAATAATGGCATATGATCTAGCGCGAGAAGCAGGAGATACCGAAGAAGAGGCTGCTGAATATGCACTAAAAATAGTAAAAGACGTAAATACTTCCGGCATGTCTGCTACTGCTCCTAAATGGATGCAGGGTGACATAGGTCGTGTTATGTGGACTTTTAAAGGTTTCATATGGCAGAGCACCTATGTCACAGCCAGAGCTTTTGTACAAGCTGCGGCAGGGAAAGACCCAGAAACGAAAAGACAGGCTTTTAAACAGCTAGTGTATATGTACGGAATGAGTTATGGGATAGGAGGTGTGTTTGGTTTGCCTTTGTTTGGAGCTGCTTCTGTATTAGTAAATATGGTTGCGTATCTGGCAGACCTTTTAGATGACGATGAAGATGCTCCTTTTTATTTTCGCAGAGAACTTAGGGCGATGGGTCTTTCTCAACTAATACTAAAAGGCCCGACAAATGAATTTTTAGGTATAGAAGTATCTAACCGTGCAAGTATTGCAAACGGAATCGGGTTCAGAGAAGAGCCATACGAAATAGAAAAGTATGGATACCTTCGTTCTATACAACTTCAAGCCTTTGGGCCGTTGGGCAGCTACATACCAGACGCTTTAGAAGGTCTAAGCGAAATAGGTAGCGGTGAGTTTAAAAGAGGATTTGAAAAAATATCCCCCAGTTGGCTACGAAACGGCATAAAAACTAGTCGTTATCTACAAGAGGGTGCCAGAACTAGAGATGGTCGCCCCATAGTTGAAGACTTAGATGGCTACCTTTTGTTTATGCAGTCTTTAGGTTTTGCTCCTGCCGACGTATCAGAAACATATGAAACTCGTGCGCTTGCTAAACAGTACGAAAACCAAGTTATGGAAAAACGGTCTCTTCTCCTTAAACAGCGTTATCTAGCTATCACCACTGGCGACAGAGATTTACGTGAACGTGTAGAAGAACGTATAAGAAACTTCAGAAAAAGCTACCCACGTCTTATTACATCAGACACATTACAACGCTCTATAAGATCACGCAGGGCAGCCGAAAGAGAGTACATATCAGGTATACGTTACAGTAGTAACTTCAGAAGAGAACTTGATCCTCTGTTCCGTAGACTAGACAACGTAGAATATTACGGCCTAGCCTAAACTCTCCATATACGGATGCCCCGCACCCCGTCTTCTATGGTTACTTTAGTAACCACTTTGTATTTAAGACGCTTGGTTTCCGCCAGTAATATTTTCTTGGCTTCACCAGAGTCAAGACACGGTATAAAGAATGACCAACCTTTCTTAAACTTCTTCCAGTTGATCTGGTAGTTCACCTTCTCTATCTGCATCTTCTTTAGTCTTTTCTACTAGTTTGGACATATCCAAGAACTCAGGGTGTGACGTATCAAACATTGCACACCGTTGCGCGGGGGAAGATATAAGCATACCCTTAGACATACGTTTGTTTACGGTGTCCAAATATATCCCACGATTCTTGAGATCACCTATAAAAGAATTATAGTCCGTGCTATCTCTGTTAAGCTCGTTGCGTAGCTCCTTTACAGGCACAAACAACTTCTCCGTGTCTGGCTCATGCCGCATAAGCAGCTTGCCATATTTAGGTTCAAGGATAGGTGCTTTTGGCTTGGAGGCACGCTGATCTACACCATCATCGACAACAAGCATGTTGTTCAGGTTATTTGCTACAAAAGAGCCGAGTATTGATACGTAAGTATCCAGTGGGGCAATAGTGTCCTTCCTTAGTTGCGAGATCAACGGGATCGCTGCTCTGTATATGCGGCCCATATCAAAGTCTATCAAACCTAGTCTACAAGCAATTACTCCTGCTGTTATGTTAGCTGCAATAATTGCTGACCAGTTACGCTCTCGTGAAGTAAGACGCATCTCTTTGTCTATCTTAGCTTGTATCTTCAGTACGTCCTGTTTGACACCTTCGGCATTAGCTATTACATACTGTATAAAAGGCACGATGGCATGCCCGTAATTCTCGTTCAATTGGTGGTCGAACATCCGCTTGCCTTCTTCTACAGATATAGTGCCCTCGTCTGAATACTCTATGTAGAACTCCATCAGCCGCATTAGCTCACCATCTGGTAGGCTTTTCTCTGCAAACAGTTTCTGAGCGAAAGGCGAGTTAGAGGAACTAAGAGTCATGCCACGCCATGTAGTGTCGTTCTTGCGGTTCGCATTGGCTGTAGCAGTGCCCTTGTCCTTGCCTTTTCCTTGGGATACTTCATAAGTAAAATCACTGATTTGCTTAGAGTCCATGTTACTCATTTCATCTACAGTGTTTACTATATTGTTTAGTATCCCTTGCTTATTTACGCGAGCTACTGCTGTGTCTTTTGGATTACCAAGCAGTGCTTCAGGGTCACCACATATGCTGTTTGCCATACGCAGTATAGTTGTCTTGCCTGTACCCGCGTTCCTGTGCACCAAGTTTATGATTGCACCTTTTTGTCCTGTTAGTTTCAGTAGAGGAGAACCAAACCCTGCCAGTGCAGCAAAGGCGTGAATCTCCATACCCTCCCTGTTATATATGTTGAACACTTCCTTCCATTTATCCAGAGTGCCTCTAGGTTCAAAGTAGGGTGCGTATGTCTTGGTTACTGAAGAAGCAGGAGTGTGATACACACCATCAGCAGTTATTTCTCTTTCCCCAACGATAAATTTTGTATCGTTGTCAGCCCATCCAAATTGTAATCTCATGATCTCTGACTTTTCCTTCGCTTGTATAAATTTAATAGACCTAGTTACGTACTCGTGTAAGAGTGCTGAATTACCGGTCTCTGAAATCACGCCGTTCTTAGATAACAGACGTAACAATATTCTCTTCTCTAGGTTTTCAGTGGGGATATTAAACTCCCTCACACCATCGTGAGGTGAGTGAAACACAGCTACAGCTACGTAGCCCTCTTCACTGTCCCACATATGTTTCTTTATGTAGAAATCGTGCTCGTATACAAATACAGGATCATCACCGTCCATCTTGTATACACCCCCTTTCTCTCCCCTGAAGTAAGGTTCAAACCTGTTTACAGGGCTAGCAGGGGCTTTCTTTACGATCTTACCCAGTGTATATGGGTTCTTTATCTTTCCTTTGTGTACGCAACCTTTACAACCGCCGGGGTTATTTTTCTCAAACTCCTCACAACTATGTGGCCCTTTTATGCCAACTATTTTCCGCTCTACCGCATTGTGGTCGTAGTCAGGGTGGCCTCTGGATATGGAGTGTATGGCCTTACTGCCGTCAATGCAGAACTTAGCCTGAGACAGTGCGTTAAACCATCGAGGTTCCGACAGAGTTTCACGGTTTATCAAACTGTCTTTAAGCTGTAGGCAAGGGTCTTCTCTTGCTACTATTTTAGAAAACTTATAGTTCTCGTTTTGCTCAAGCAGTTTCTGCAAGAAGTCTGGCACAGGTTTACTGCTTTTCTTCTTGGCTACCGCGACTTCATCAGGGTCTACTCCAAGTAGCGCACGGATGTCATCGGGTGCATACCGGTCGGCTGTAGAGTTAAGTACCTCTACTAGCTTAGGAGTATTCTTCTTCTGGTTGTAGGTGTTCGGTACTCGTAGTATGCGAGCAGCGTCGAACACATTTGGATCAGCACAAAATTTCTGAGTAATACATACTTGCTCTAACCGCTTGGCAATAGGCAGCCATCTCTCAGTAGGCACTTCTTCCGTAAACGCCCAGTAAATATGTAGACCGTAACCTGAACTGACTATTACAGGTTCAGGGAGATCAACGGTGTTACAAAACTTCTTGAGAGCTTTTAGTCCTTCCTTCTGACTAGCATAGCCTTTTGGTAATCCTGTAGAGGGTTCTATCTCTTCTGCTTTGTCTCCGCCGCAGTCTATATCGAGCCATATGGCCCCAAGGGACTCTACATTTTCAACCTTCCTACTGCCTTTTTCTTTCAGCTTACCCAGAGCAAAGTACACATCCATGCCTTGCTCAGTAAACTTGTTAGCTATCTTGTATGCTTTTTCTAAGCTAGGTGTAAACTTTGGTAGAAGCTTACCCTCCTTCATGCCGATCACATTGTATATGCCGCCTCTTGGGACAACATGGTCTATGAGATCGAATTTTTTCATTAGTCGTATTCAGCTATTATTTCTTCTATCAGTTCCGTAAGTTCTTGATTGGGTTCATGAACACCTGTAAACCAGTTGTAGACAGTCTGTCTGCTGACCCCCAACTGGGATGCAACCTCGGAAACGGGTACATCGTAATCAATGCACACGCGGCCAAGGCGAACACCCAGAAGAGATTGGTCAGCTTCTTTGTTCAGACTACCTATACGTGTCGTATAGCCGTAGCTCATGAGTATTATTTACTCCAGTCTGAAATAAGGTCTTCGATGTCGTCATCGTCATCGTCGGCTTGAGGCTTTTGGTTTTTACGCTTAGAAGGCGTTTTGACTTCTTCAACATCATCGTCATCGTTGTCATCATCAGCTTCAAACCCATCACCTGATTTATCAACACCAAAAGGAGTGGCAGCTACATCGTCCACACTAAAACCTTCTTCTTTACCAAACGGAGAAGGTGCTTCGTATGGCACATACTTAATTACCTGCACCATTCGTAGCCAGAGTGCCACATTACCGCCGTTCATTTTGTGTGGGAAAAAATCAACGGCTATGTTTACTGTACTACCAGTAGTGAGCATGAAGTCTTCACCAAGTAATTTTTCTTGTGAGTCGTACTGCTTGGGTGGGTTAGTTAACTTACCGTTGTACTGGGCTTTTATACTAGTCTTAGCTAGATAAGTGCCGTCTTCTTGCTTGTTAAAAATCTTTTTAGCTTTAGGAAATTCTTCCGGCCAAGATTTTTCACGTCCTTCCATATATGCTTCTTTCATCAAAGCATACAGTTCCGCTGCCTGATCTTTGTTCATTGTGAAGCTCATCTCGTAAGCGGCTCCATCTTGTGTAGCACTACAAGGAACACTTTTGTTTTGTGATTCGCTCCAGTGGTAGGGCTGATTGATGCGTGGATACATTGCAGTTACTCCACGTATAACATGCGATTTAAATTTCTTACTAGCCATATGCTGCTCCGTAAAAGGGGTTGGTTGTACAGCTTCTTCAAGCTGCTGTATATTTTCTAGTTCTTCCTCTGTTAAAGGTCGAACTGGTTTGAATAACATTTTGTAGGTATTTCCATGTTCTACAAAATATATTTCAGTTAGCACGTTCCCGATTTCCTCTCGGTTACGCTTTAGATGATCCTCATATTTATAAAGGCTCATCCTGTTATCTTCTTTTGAAAATAAACTTAAAGCTCCAAGCCTAATTTCATGAAGATACTTAGAATCAAGAAACGCTACCTTAATTAAAGTAAAGTATTTACAAGGCGCTCCCGCTGTTCCCCATCCTACTTTTATGCTTTGGTCGCAATCTAAGCATCTGGGTGCTTGTTTGTTAGCTACATCTTCGTGCGGAAAGTCGCACCCTACAGACCAACAAACAAGGTTATCGTCCTTGTAATAGTTTCTTGATAATACTCCTCTATCTGTAATTACAACTTCTATAGAGCGCAGAGGCTCGTAAGTATCAGGGTGTATGAAACACCCATCCTTTACCCGAAGTCGGTTCATTTTTTAGAGGGTTTACGAACAGAGATAATGTTTTTTCGTATAACCTGAAGGCTTGGTGGTACTACATCTGGGTTAGCTTCCAGAAATTCCTTCATGTTTGTACTGTGCACTCGCTTCTCAAGCAGGTGCATAGCATCGTTCTCTTTTATAAAGTTATGCATCTCGTCCCAGTTACTTATCTGAAATGTAGTCTGTAACCTTCGAGATACAGTGCCGGATGCTAATTTAAGAGACTCACCTTTTTCACCAAAAAAAGAATCAAGTTTCTTAGCTACTTTATCTTGTTGTACTTTTATTTCTTTTATCTCTTCTTCTTTTTCTCTAATGGCGTCTCTCATACTGAGATACACAGCCGTTAGTTTATCTGCCTTGTCTGTTGCGTTCATCACTACTCCTTTTCAATCGGGACAAGTAGTGTACTGCTACGCTTTACAGTGTCAAGTATTTATTTCTTGTTTATATAAATCGACTATCTTGTGGTGGTGGTCGATGTTAGACCGCAACATCTTGTATAGGCGTGTCTCAACTTCACTACCGCGTATGTGAACAATAGTCATTGGGTTGTGTTGACCCGGCCTATCTATACGCGCATTAGCTTGTAAGTATGTCTCTACGCTAGTAACAGGTGCATACCATATGACTGTGTTAGCAGCAGTAAGAGTAAGACCATGTGAAGCTGCTTGTGGCTGAATAATCAGCACTCTAGGCTTTTCGTTTTCTTGAAAGTCTTTGATTACTTTGTTTCTTTTGTTAACAGAAACTTTTCCTGATATTACATCGCAAGATATTTTGTTAGACAGCAAGAAGTCTCTCAGCAATTCAATAGTATGAGTAAAAGGCACGAACACCAGAACCTTGTTAGATGACTCGTCTATAGCTTCTTTCACGATGTTCAATCTGTTGCTTACATCAAACTCAATGACTTCTTTGTCATCTGAGTAAACAGCACCGCCTGATATTTGTAGAAGTTTGTTGAGGTTAGTCGCTGCATTTACAGAGGTAACCTGCTCTCCATCAGCTTCCATCATCATTCGTTCTTTAAGCAACTTATAGTAAGCTGCTTGCTGTT